GGGGTAAAATACCCTTACTTAGAACCTGCGGCATTGATGCTATTGCGAAGTGGCAAAATCAACAGGATCTTTACAACCGCTGTTAAAGAGAAATTGGGGAGTTAATCATGGCTGATCTAATTCCACCAATGCTTATTAAATTACAGGCAGATGTAGAAGGTTTAAAAACAGGTTTAGCCCAGGCTGAAAATGCTATCAAGGGTGTGGATAAATCCGTTCAAACAGCATCTAGCGGTATGGCTAATTTTGCAACTAAGGTAAAGCAAATTGGTGCATCTCTTGGTATCGCTTTTGCTGGTACTCAAGTTTTGCAATTTGGTAGAGATGTTATTGCTCAAGCGCAAGAAGCAGAAGCGCAACAACAGCGTTTGTATCAATTGATGAAAGTTGGTACTGGCGCAACTGATGAGCAAATTGCCTCACTTAATGCTCAGGCTGATGCGTTAGAAAAAGTAGGCGTTGTAACAGGCGGAAACATTACGCAAACTCAATCACAGTTAGCAACATTTAATTTACAAACTGACACAATCAAAGCGCTGACTCCTGCAATTCTTGATTATGTAACGGCTGAAAAAGGCGCTACTGCAAGCGCAGATGAATTTAAGCAGATGACAAACGGATTAGCGCAAGCGCTAAACGGTAATTTTGGTTCTCTTACAAGAGTTGGTTTTGTGATTGATGAGAATACAAAGAAACAAATTTCATCAGGAACAGAAGCCCAGCGCGCCGCGGCTATTGTTGAAGTGCTTAACTCAACATACAAAGACTTTAACAAAGAACTAAGAAATACGCCTGAAGGCCGCATGCAGGTTCTTAGAAATGATTTTGATAAACTAAAAGAAGATCTAGGTAAAAAGTTATTACCCGCTCTTAAAATAGTTACAGACTTTCTAACTGATCAACTTATCCCAGGGTTACGCACATTTGGCACATTTTTAAAAAATAACTCAACAGTTCTTATTACATTGACTGGTGCAATTCTAGGAGGCGTTGTTGCTTACAAGGCTTATTTAGCAATTCAAAAATTAGTTCTTGTAACAACTACTGTTTTAAAAGTTGCGCAAGTTCTTTTTACAGGAGCAACGCTTGCTTCTATTGCTTCTACTAATGGACTTGCCGCATCAATGCTTGCACTCAATGCCGCCATGCGAGCAAACCCAATTGGCATCATTGTTACGGCTATTGGTTTACTTGTTGCAGGATTTATTGTTGCCTACAAAAAGAGCGAAACATTTAGAAATGGCGTGGCCATTGTTGCTAAGGCTGTTCTTGGTTATGTAGCCTTTATGATCCGCGCATGGGGTGACATGATCACCATTATTATGAAAGTAGTTACAGGGCCTCTTAGATTGTTCTTGGGGGTTATGTCTAAACTTCCTGGCGTTGGTAGCGCGGCTAAATCAGGGTTAAAAATGATTGATGGTGCTATTGAAGGCGTAGGCAATTTTGCTGAAAAAACCGCAAGTAAAATTGAAGGGTTAAAAAGCAAAGTAGATAGTTTTACAGCCGCGGCTAACAAGTCTGCTAAAGCAGGGCAAGACGCTGAGAAAAAAGGTGGCGGCACTGGCGGCGGCGGTGGCGGCGGCGGTGGTGGCGGCGGCCTTGATGAGAAACAGAAAAAGAAACTTGAAGGCTACAAAAAAGATGTAGCAAAGATTTACAAAGACATGAATGAGGCTATTGCTGACGCGCAAGAAAAAGCGCAAGAAGTATTAGACAGGCGCAATGAAATTATGTTTAAGGCTCATAAAGATTATGACGAAAAAGTTGCTGAACTTAACAAGCGCAACAAAGAAGTTCTTGATGAAGCCCAAAAGCGTTTTGATGAGACTAAGGCTGATGCACAAAAACGCAGAGACAAGGCTGAAACAGAAGCGTACAAGCGCAACAAAGAAGCACTTGAAAGTATTGAAAAAGATTACGCTGAGAAAAAAGCGGATCTTCTTAAAGCCAACAATGACAAACTTGATGACATACGCAAAAAAGCCGCAGATAAGACCGCTGACTTAACTAAAGCCGCGGCTGAAAAGCAAGCAAACATTATTCAACAAAGTGTAGATCGTTTGCGTAACGCTTTTGCATCTAAAACTGGTTTTGATTTAGGCGAAGCATTTAAAAGTGGCGCAAATAGCGCGGACAAACTTCTTGCTGATCTAAAAACTAAATTAGCCGCCGCTAAAGAATTACAAGCCAATGCCGCAAAACTTGCAGGCATGGGTTACAGCCAAACCTTTATTGAGGAAGTTGTTAAGCAAGGCCCTGAAGCGGGTAACAAGATTGCTGAAGCACTCAAGGCCGCATCACCTGATGCAACAAAAGAATTACAATCTTTGTATGGTCAAGTAGAAAAAGTTTCTGAAACTGGTTTAGACGCTCTTGCGCAGACAATGAACGCAGGCGGAAAACTTGCTACCGCTGAATTGATGGACGCTTACAAGCAAGTGTCTGTGGATCTTAAAGAGTCATTAGCGGCTGTTAATACTGAAATGAATGAGGCTTTGGCTGAGGCTAACGCGGCATACAGTGAAGCCGTTACTGAGGCTGAGACAGTTCGCAAAGAGAAATTGGCTGAAGCAAACAAGGATCTTACAGAGGCTTTGGCTAATGCTAAGACTGCTTATGATGAGGCTCTTGCAGACGCTTCAAAGGCGCTCACAGAGGCTAGAGAACGCGCTAAAAAGGATCTTGATGAAGGACTAGCAGAAGCGGCTAAAACCCTGCAAGAAGCGCTCCTAGAGGCTCAAAAAGACTATGAAAAGGCTATTGATGAAATCAATAAGTCCACCATGAAAAAACTGCAAGATCTTCAGGACAAGTTGAAGGAAGTTGCCGCGGCTATGAAGGCAATTAGCGCATCATCTGCGGCGGGGGCTATTTCAAATGCTCCTGTTTACACACCTATTATTAAAACTACTACACCTAGCGGATCAGGGGGAACAACAGATAGCGCTTCAACAGTAACAAACATTACACAAACATTTGTTACAACTAAAGTAGATCCTTCAGATGTTCATTTGGCTGTTGTTAGTGCTACTAAATACGGTCAAGCAATCACTGTTCCTTCAAACCGCGGCGAAAAAATGGCGGCACAAACTCAATGACAACATTAAATCAAGTTTATTCATTTGCTTTTAACAATCAAGTATTTGGTGGTGCTGGTTCGCCGTATCAAATTCTTAGTGTTAATGGCCTTGAGTCTTTGCCTGCTATTCGCAATCAAGATGATAACCGCGGCTATCATGATGGCATGTTTACGGGCCGTGATTTTTTAAGCGGTAGAAACATCTCAATTATTTTTAATACTTTTGGCGATAACAATGGTTCTGCGCAAACAAATTACAACACAATTCAGCGTACACTTTTGCCTCAAACGGCAGGAACAACCCCGTTGTTTTTCAAGTTCCCCAACATTCCTAGCAGTGAACAATTTGTAAATGCCCGTGTCCGCGCTTTACATACAAGCGTAGATCCTAATTACACATACGGATACATTACATCTCAGGTTGATTTCTTTTGTCCTGATCCAAATTATTACGACAGTAATTTACAAACTGCTAACATGCTTATTAGTGCAACTTTAGGGCGGACATACAACAGAACATTTAATTACACATACGGCGGCGGTTCTTCTAGCGTTACAACCACAATTTCTAACATTGGTTGGGCTACAACTTATCCAACAATTACTATTCAAGGGCCTATTACAAACCCTATTATTGGCAACACAACTACTGGCAATACGCTTAATTTCACAGGCACTTATAGCGCGTTAGATACTTTAGAAATTGATCTTTACAATCAATTGATTACTCTTAATGGCAATCCAGCGCGTAATCTTTTAATTTCAGGTACTTGGTTTGATGCACCACCAGGCAATTCAAATTTCTTTTTTACTGGCTCAGGCACTTTGGCAGGAACTACTCAGGCTACCGTTTCTTGGTATTCTGCGTACATCTAAGGGAGAATAAATGACACTACAAACACCTCCATCATGGTTGCAAGCAGGCTCATACCCTGCTCAGTATGACCGCCTAACAGCGCAAGCGTTGTGGGCTACTACTGGCATCATTGGCAGTTCTTCATTGGCTGTTACCCAAAATTCTCCTGCGGGTATGTCGGTGCGTGTTGCTTCAGGCTGGGCGGCAATTGTCGGCACAACAACAAGCAACATGGGCGTTTACACAATTTTTAATGACGCAACAGACACGCTAACTATTACAACAGCCGATCCAACAAACCCACGGATTGATCTTGTATGCGCAACAGTGCGTGATGCTTTTTATTCAGGCGCTAATAATGATGTAATTTTTCAAGTTATTGCGGGAACTCCTGCGGGATCACCTGTTGCGCCTGCACTTCCCGCCAACTCAATTTCACTTGCAACGGTTGCGGTAGGCGCGGCTGTAACTCAAATTAACACTGCAAACATTACAGATACACGCGTTGCGGTTACAACAAACATTCCTGAAAGTGGTGACATTTCTGCCGTTGTAGCAGGCACAGGTTTAAGTGGTGGTGGCACAAGTGGATCTGTAACGCTTGCTATTGACTCTACGGTAACAACTTTAACTGGATCTCAAACCCTTACAAACAAAACATTAACTGCGCCAATAAATAATAATCCTTTATTAAAATCACCTGAAGAACGCTTAACAATTTCAGCAACGGCTTCCACAGGAACAATTGCATTTGACACGCAAACACAAGGTATTTTGTATTACACAACTGATGCAACAGGAAATTTTACGCTTAATTTTACAAATGTAAATGCTAATTTAAACACAGGGGATAGCATTTCATGTGTTTTCTTATGTACAAATGGATCATCAACGGCTTACTATCCAACGGCTATTCAGGTGGATAGCAACCCTGTTACTGCTAAATGGTCAGGCGGAACAGCGCCTAGTAGTGGTAATTTATCTTCTATTGATGCTTACACTTTTATTATCATAAAAACAGCAAGTGCCACATTCACAGTTCTAGCAGGAGGGGCGGTTAAATTCGCATGAGTCCATTATTAACAGGATTTCCATTTAGTGCAGGCGGTATAGGTTTAGCAACTTATTCAGGAACAACTGGTTCTCCTAGCGTTGATACGACTACGCGCCCAGGAAAAACTATTCTTAGATACACAGGTTCAGGCTCAATTACCATAGGAACTGCTGGAAATGTTGAAATGTTAATTATTGCTGGCGGCGGTGGAGGCGGAAGCGGTGCTGGCGGCGGAGGCGGTGCAGGTGGATTTCTTAAAAGCACTTCTATTTTTTTACCAACAGGAACTGCAACTGTAACTGTTGGCGCTGGTGGCGCTTCAGAAACAAGTGGAAATGGCTCTGTTGTTGGTCAATACAGAATAGTTGGCGGTGGCAGTGGCGGTGGCGTGGCATTACCGCAACGGGGCGGTTCAGGCGGTGGAGCAGGAAATACACAAAATCAAATAGGCGCAGGAGTATTGTTTACTGGTTTAGGAAATGTTGGCGGAAACGCAAAAACTACAAATAGCAACTCTGAAGGTGCTGGTGGCGGTGGTGCTGGCGCTGCTGGAACTTCTGTAACAGTTGATAATGGAAATGGTGTTGCAGGTGGCGCTGGTCTTGCAGACTCAATTACAGGAGTTTCTGTAACTTACGGTGGCGGTGGTGGCGGTGCTGGATACACAGGCTCAGGCGGTGCTGGTGGTTCAGGTGGCGGTGGTGGCGGTGCAACTGGCACTGGGGGCGCAGTAACAGGCACTGCTGGTACTGCAAACACGGGTGGCGGTGGTGGCGGTGGTAATTACAATAGCGTTCCTGCTAATGGTGGTGGTGCTGGTGGTTCAGGCGTTGTAATAATTGTGTTTGGGTAAGGAGAAAAAATGGCACATTTTGCACAAATAAATTCAGATAACATTGTTGAACAAGTCATTGTAATCAATAATGAAATTATTAAAGATGAAAATGGAGTTCAACAAGAGTCAATTGGTATAGCATTTTGTAAATCTTTATTTGGAGAAGATACAGAATGGGTTCAAACTTCATACAACCATAATTTCAGAGGCAGATACGCTGGCATAGGTTTCACTTACGATAAAACAATAGATGAATTTATTGCGCCAATAATAGATGAATACATTGCTCCAATAACGGATTAACGGCATGACCACCACATACCGTTACCTTTTTGTGGATCTGCTTAGTAACACCATTATCGGAGAACTTCCTTTAACTGGTGTGGGTTTTACTCAGCAACTTAATCAGCCAGGTACTTTTCAAGGTCATTTGCTTTTGTCGGGCGTAAACGCAAATAAATACAATGTTGAACTTTCAACTATTCCTGCTCATTGCGGATTGTATGTAGATCGTGATGGCATTTTGGTATGGGGCGGGGTTATTTGGGGGCGTTCATACAACAGCACTTCACAGACTCTTACCTTTAGCGCGCAAGAATGGATCTCATACTTTGATCATAGACGCGTAACTCAAGATGTTCAATTTACAAATGTGGATCAATTACTTATAGCCAAAACTCTCATTGAAGATGCGCAAAACGCTACCTATGGTGACATTGGAGTTGGGTATAACACCGCAGGACAAACAACATCAGGAGTATTAGTAAGCCGTACTTATTACAATTATGAATTAAAAAATGTTTTTCAAGCCGTACAAGATTTAAGCCGTCAAGGTGATGGATTTGATTTTTCAATTGATGTTAATTATGACTTAATTACAGGTTTGCCTGTTAAAAACTTTAATACCTATTATCCGCGGAGTGGTTTGGCTTATTCTTTTGGTGATCCAAATGTTCCCGTATTTACTTTTCCCGCAGGCAACATGGTGGAGTATGAATACCCTGAAGATGGTTCAGTTGTAGCCAATACCGTGTATGCGTTGGGCGCTGGATCTAATGAAGGTAAACAAATTGCCGTAGGGCAAGATACAAGTAAATTAACAGCGGGTTGGGCGTTGCTTGAAACAACATCTAATTATTCAGACATTACAGATGTAACAGTTTTGCAACAACTTGCTAACGCGCAATCTTTGGCTACTTCTTATCCCCCTGTTGTTCTCAAAGTTGTTGTGCCTGCTTATGTAGATCCTGTATTTGGAACTTACGCTTTAGGTGATGACGCTCGTATCATTATTACAGATAGCCGTTTTCCTAACACGCTTGATGAAATTTATCGCATTGTTGGCCTTACGGTTCAACCAGGTGAAGATGGCCCTGAGCGCGTAACATTGACTCTTGCACAAGGAGCAGGAGAAGCGTAATGCCATACATCAATCAACCTATTGATTTACACAGAATGTTTGCGGACATTAACAACCGCTTAAATAAACTTGAAACGGCTACGCGTTTTACATTTCCTAATGTAACTTCAGATCCAACTTATCCGCGCATTGGTGATGCCTGGTTAAACATTACAACTAATCAAGCAAAGATAGTTGATAGCGCTGGCACTGTTCGCGTCATTACCTGGACATAACAGTTATACTTTTTCACCATGAACGCATTAGATTGGGCCGCATTAGCCGTTAGTATCATCACTATTTTGGGTGGTTTTGTAGCGGCGGTTAGATGGCTTGTTAAACATTATTTGGCTGAATTAAAACCCAATGGTGGCAGTTCATTGCGTGATGAGCAAAATAGACAGGGTGACACAATCAAGCGTTTGGAAAGCCGCGTTGATGAAATTTATCGTTTACTTCTTAATCGCCCTTAGCCTTACAGGGTGCGGGTATCAAGGCTATACACGCTACCCATGTCAGGAATTTGTAAACTGGGAGAAGGCAGAATGTAACCCGCCGCAATGTGAAGCAGTTGGGCAATGTACAAAGGATTTATTACCTAATGTGGAGACGCAAAATGGCTAGACGCAAATTTACACCTGAAGAATTACACGCCCGCTTAATTGTCACAATAGGAATTCTGCTTGCCCTAGTTTTTGCAGGTTCAGTTTTTGCCATGCTGTACGCCCTAGTATTTGTAACGCAACCTATGGCTCAAGCGCCTAATGATGCGGCTTTTATTGATCTTGTTTCTACCTTGTGCGTATTTCTTACAGGTACGCTCTCAGGAATTTTGTCGGCTAATGGACTAAAATCTAAACCAAAGCCACAGGAAGGAAAAGAAGATGAGCCTAAATAAAGTCATAGAACTTTGTGAAGCATCAGTTAATTACACAGAAGGCCCAAACAATGACACCACATTTGGTAAATGGTTTGGTCTTAACAATCAACCCTGGTGCGCAATGTCTGCATCAAAGATGTATTTTGACGCTGGAATTATTGGATCAGTAGCCAACACCAAAAAGGGTTTTGCCTCATGTGATGCCTGGTTAAAGTATCTAACAAAGAACAATCAACTTGTGCCTATTGGTCAGGCAAAGCGCGGGGATCTTGTGTTCTTCCAATTTGATGAAGATGCTCAGCCTGATCATGTGGGCATTGTTAAGTTCCACCATACAACGCTCAAGTACCTACAAGTATTTGAGGGCAATACCTCAAGCGGTAAATCAGGAAGCCAGTCAAACGGTGATGGGTTTTACCTCAAGAAGCGTGACTATAAAACAATCATGGCGGTAGCCCGCCCAAAGGAGTAACAATGGAACAGAAGCACTTAGACATGTTGAAATCAGCAATCCGCCACTTTGCAGTTACCGCTATTGCGCTTTATGCCGCAGGAGTAACTGACATTAAAGCGCTTGCATTTGCAACAGCGGCGGCAGTTGTTGGCCCTGCAATCCGTGGCATTGATAAAAAAGACCCTGCATTTGGCTTAGTTGCAGATGTAGTAACCGCAGAGATTGACAAGTTGGCAAAGGCAAGCAAGAAGCCCGCGGCCAAAAAGAAAACGAAATAAGTAAACGGCCCTGCTAACGCGGGGCTTTTTACTTTGCGGTACGCTTTGCGTAAGGAGGCAACACATGGCACTAAATAACGCGTTTCAAGAAATAATTAACAAGCGCACGGCCAATCGTTTTGCGGGGGTTTGTGCTTACCAAACAATGTATGACTCACTGAGCAAAGAAGATCAAAAAACATTAGATGAGGCATGGGAAAAGAATTACCCTGTTAATTTAATTGTTCAGGCTTTGCGTTCTGAAGGACATAAATGTAGTTCCGACACAATTAGAATTCACAGGAATGGTACTTGCAGGTGTTCAAAAGAGTAGAGGAAGTTCTTGATGATCGCCAAAATGAATACGGAAGCGCTCGCAAAAATTTCACCGCCATAGGCCGCATGTGGGGTGCGCTTTTAGACATTGAGGACATTGATCCTGCAATTGTTGCGTTGATGTTTGATGCCGCAAAGTCAGTGCGGATCACTGCGAATTTAGAGCATGAAGATAGTTGGATAGATAAAGAAGGCTACACACACCACGGCAAGGAGATCGTGTTTACAAATGAGCCTTGAAAAAAGATTACAAGACATGCCTGAAGGCATAGAGTCGCAAGATGTAAAAGAACTACGCCAGGTAATTTTGCGATTGCAGAAACAACTCAAGCAATCAAAAGAGCGTAGTGAGGATTTAGTAGAGGCAACACACCGCGGTGCTTATGACGCAATGATTGCATTAGGTGCAGTGCCACCTGTTTCTGCGCCACAAAAAGATACGCGCAAAGTAAATCCCGAAGTTGCTTTGATCCACACAACAGATTGGCAAGGCGCAAAAGTTACAACGAGTTACAACAGTGAAATTATGCGTGAGCGTGTGATGCAATTTTCTGAAAAAGTTGTACAACTGACTGATTTGCTACGACATCACCACCCTGTAAAAGAGTGTGTAGTGATGTTTGGCGGAGACATGGTTGAAGGTTTGTTTAATTATCCTGCGCAGTTATGGCAAATAGACGCTTCATTGTTTGGGCAATTTACAAATGTTTCACGGCTTTGTGTGGACTTTGTGCGCACAATGTTGGCGAACTTTGAAAAAGTCACAGTGATTGCTGAATGGGGAAATCATGGGCGCATTGGTGGTAAGCGCGCAGAAGTACCTAAATCTGACAATGTGGATCGCATGGTTTATGAAATGAGCCGTCAGATCCTTGCAAGTGAAAACCGTTTAACCTGGGAAGATTGCCCTGAGGACATTCAAGAAGTTGAAATTGGTAACTACCGCGCACTGCTCATGCACGGTGATGAGTTAGGCCGTTCAGGATTTGCAAGCCCTGCGGCATGGATTGCAGGGGCTAACCGCTGGAAAGCGGGCGCACATGATTACGATTTTCATGACATTTTTTTAGGTCACTACCACCGACATGCACAAGAACCAATCCAAAAGCATTACAACATTTATTGGACAGGATCAACAGAGTCAGATAACCGTTATGCCCGTGACTCAATGGCCGCCAGTGGCAGACCGTCACAGCGTTTGCACTTTGTAGATCCAATTAAAGGCAGAACAACAGCACAGTATCAAGTTTGGTTGGATTGATGACGCTTGAGCCAATTAGAGAAGTAGTCAGCGACAATGCCAAAGAACGCGCAATGGCCGTTTTTTTGCAAGAAGTTATGAATTGGGAACTTTTTCCTACGCCTAAATTTTATTTTACCGATTTTCACATTTTGCAACTGTATGACAATGGGCGCAAGAATTACATTGGGGATCTTGAAATCAAATGGTTGAACATACCTAGCAATGTTCCCGCAATTTTCCCGTTCAATAAATTACAACAAATGATGATTGCCCCGCCATACACAGATAGCCCTAACTCATTTCATAGGATCTGTTTTAGGTTTACTGACGGCGTTTTGATGTTGCCAGTTAAAGAATTGGCTGGTTTACACCCTGAAATACATACGCGGCGCGATACAAATGAAACAGATTTAGTTGTAAAAGTTTCTGTTTCAGATTACACAAAATACTTCAAGCCGATTATTGTTGCTGAGCCTTAATCTTCATCATCATCTGAATACTCAGATGTAATGAGGCGCATGTTAGAAACATCTACGCCGTGTTCTTCTGCCTTATCCATTGCATCTTTAAATGTTGATAAACAACGGTTGGTTAAATCACTAACCATGTCAGGGTAAGTTGCTTCACTTCCTAATTCCACGACAAGGCCGCCTAAACGGATTGAGATTTGCGTATAAGCCATGATTTCCCCCTGGCCCTAAGTATGACATTTTCGCCACGCCACGCCGATAAATTACGGGTTCTTGTATTTGTCGGTGTCATGGTGTTCAATCCTCCTTACACGGGCTAGTTAGCCCCAAACAGGAAGGTTACACATGGCAAGTTACAAAGGCCCATTAGATTACATTGATGTGGCAACACGCATTATTGAATTCCGCGAGAAGTACCCAACAGGGTCATTGCAGTCATGGAAAGACCCGTATGTAATTGAAGTAAAAATGCCTGACGGCAGTATTAAAAGTTACATGGTTTACAGCGCCGCGGCATACCGCACACCTGATGATCAATTGCCTGGCGTTGGTTGGGCATACGAGCCGATCCCAGGGCCAACTAACTTCACCCGTGACTCAGAACTACAAAACGCTGAAACAGCCGCGTGGGGCCGCGCAATGGTTGCCGCTCTTGCTGTTGATACAAAGAAGGGCATTGCATCTTCTGAAGAAGTACGCAACCGCCAAACAAAAACAACTGAAGCGCCACAGGCCAAAGCACCTGCGGCAAAGCGCGAGTACACAGAAGATGAAAAAGCAAGCGCATTTGCAGTTTTTAGTTTGGTAGAAACACAATCTGATTTAGAAGAACTAAAAGCCGCATGGCAATTAAATGCGGATTTGCTTGATGTTGTTATCAATGGCGTTACTTTGCGTGATCACATTTTGGCGCGCAAGGAGGCAATCAATGGATAACAGCGTCATCATTGCAGGCAACGCGCAACGCACATCAATAGCCGCGGCAGAAAAAGTTTTGCCTAGAACTGGATCATTGAAGCGCAGAGTGTATGAGTACATTCTGAAGCAAGGATTGCGTGGCGTTACGGATTATGAAATTGAAAAAACATTACAGATTGAAGGCAACACAGTACGCCCTACACGGATTGGCCTTGTGAAAGATGGCTAC